CACGGTACGACTCCACCTCCTTAGTGCTGTTATTTCGCTTTTCAGCATGGACAATCTTTCCTTTCGGTCTGATATTTGCCTCTTCGTGAGGGCTTGTTTGTATCATCGAAATCCGGGCGCACGCCATTAGAGTTGGACGCGTTGTTGTAGTTGCAATTACCGTTGTTGTTGACATTCGCGAAGTTAGCCGCCGAGACGACATCCCGCAGCCACCAGTTCGAGCGTTCAAAGATTGCCCTTTATTTATTCTCCTGGGCCTCGATCCTGCCTATCCTCCTTATAACTGAGGCTATACCGTCAAAGATCCGGAAAATATCTTCTTCGAAGGTCCCGTTCTTCTTTGGCTTGATTAGTCTGTTATCAGACTGTCTTACACCTCTGTATAAAGAGATCTGCTTGTCTATGGCTTCAGAGAATCTTTCAAATTTGTTTATGTCTACCGGAAGAGACCGTATGATATAATTCAACTCCTGTTTTAAGGTGTAGCAGTATCCGATTGCTTTATTCATATGCCAGCGCCTTACAATAAATTCAAAGAGCTTTGCCGGTGTCTCAGATGGATAGATGGAATTACCCAGGGTAAATTCTGTTTCTATATTTCTTAAGATCTCCAGTACCGCATCGCATTCCCTGTCTATGAACCACTTTATAAATGCCTGGCATTTCTTTTCGTACCTTGCTACCACTTCATTCACGTTTGGAGCTGATTTGTGTACCTCTCTATATCTTTCGATACTCTTCCTGTATTTCTCTTCGGAAAATCCGAAGTCCTGAAGCATCAGGTTAGTCACTTCCGACCGTAGCCGGTAGTAATGATGTGCTGCTTCAAACCTTGATAATTTCCGCTTCCCTTTTGGAACTCCCATTCTTTCGATACCTCACCATACATCTGCACCCACAAGGGGTGCAGATTAAAGATACGCTTACGCTGTGATACCGAAAGCCGGGCGCACGCCAAGAGAGAGGGACGCGCCGTCGTAGTCGCAACCACCGTGGCCGCCGACACTCGCGAAGCCAGCCGCCGAGACGACATCCCGCAGCCACCAGTCCGAGCGGTTGCATATGCGTGAATGATCCAGAGCAAACAATGGAAGCTGTGAAGTGTCAATGGTATGAGTGTTCGGAATTGTTTCTCCGAGACTGTTATGAGGTGTGAAGAAGTCTGTACCATATACCATGGCCTCGTTCATCAGCTCGATGTCGCTGTCGTACCAAGCACCTGCGCTTGCGTATCCGTTTGTGATGGCATTGGTCAGATATTCTCTGTGTACAAGGATGTGAGCAGCTCCAAAGTCTCCCTTGATGGTGGTCTTTGCATCTGCAAGATATGTCGTGTACATCTTTGAGCCTACATAGCCGCCTGTGGTCACATTGCTGTCGTTCATCTTCGCTGAATACAGAGCTGCATCAGGAACAATAACAATATGGTGGACATTGCAAGCAGTATCGCCATGGTTCAGCCAGTAGTCGAATGCGGCTATTCTGTATGTTCTGCCATTGATCACCCAGTAGTCGCCGATGTACATGTCAAGGAATGTACCGTTCTGGATGGAGGCCCACTGTTCTGCTGTGACTGAGGTTCCGAGGTTCTTGCCACGGTAGATCGCGTTATGGGATCCTGCATTTCGGGCATTGACCTGAGCATAGAGATTGTTGATGGCATTGACGATGGAAGTTCGGACATCTGTTTCCAGGGTGTTCAGGACGCCGATATTGCTGACTACTTCGTTTACAGCTTTGACAAGAGAATCCTTGTCAGTGGTATCAAGCTCTGTAGTATCACCGATACCATCAGCATGCTTTTTTAATTCAGCATCGATGATGTCCATATTGTCATTCTGATCATCAATGTTGTAGAAGTCGGACTGTGCCGGCTTCTTCAGGTTGTAGTTCGTTGTTGTTGTCATTTATGTCCTCCTTTATAATTCACCCATCATGAGATCCTGATGAGTGTAAGATACTAATTCTGAATGCTTGAATTCTGATATATCGGCGTTGATGTTCACATCCCACTGGAAAGCAACATCGTTCCGGAGCTGATAATGCGTATAGGCACTGAGCTCTGCGTGAGTCATTATCCTGAAACGTGCATGAATGTTGTAAAGGATCCTGGCTGTGACCGTTACGTCCGCAGGAGCCATCATGCGCATGAGCTCCCTGGCATTCTCGACCATCTGGACAGAGTTAAGTCTGATACCGGCTACAAGCGTCTTCGCAGACTTGTCTATGGTCAGCTGATACCCGTCCTGTCCACACATGGCAGAAAGAACGTCATGCATCTTCTTTTCCGTGTAAGGAAGGTTCGATGCATAATATCCTTTTATCCTTCTTCTCCTGTCCTCAATGGTATCCAGAGGGCTCGGAGTGATACCCAGCATTGCCTCACGCCTGCTGCATTCATCGGCATCCATGGTGTCGATGTGGTTATTGTCAAACACCGTCCCCATGTCATTCCATGCCGTATTCAGCAGTGAATCATATGCTTTTGATATTTCCTGGAACTCTTCTATTTCCCGGATGTGCCCCGGGAAATAATGTTCCGTGTTTGGCGTAATCTTTCTCATGTCAGAGTCACCTCACCGAGTACCGGAATCTCATCCGTATCAAGATCAAGGTTTGCTGCTGTCCCATTCAGGGTAGTGTTCTGGATGTCGATGACACCCTGCACGTCAAGGACCGCAGATTCAAGCCTTGAAATGTATATCCTGATGTAATCAGCAGCCTCACCATCTGCCCAGGTCCTTGCAAGACTGTTGAGATATCCGGCAATGGCTGCTTCGATCTCATCGCCTGTGGAGCTCCAGTTGTAACCGCTTGAGAATGTAATATGTGTTGTGATATCTACGGTGACCTCACCGACACTCTCTATTGTCACAGTATGGTCTATGGGGGCGAAGCCGTAACCGGTACCGCCTTCTGAAGGAACTGCTGCCTCCCGAATCTCATCTATGAGATACTGGGAGCAGGCACCGTATTCGGCACTGATCACCACGCACTTGACGGTTCCGGCACCAGCCCATACCGGATATACCTTCGTGCCGCCTACTCCGTCCATATCGTTGATAGCATTCTTGTATGCAGTGATGTTTCCGGCGAAGGCTTCCTTCTGGAAGCTCTCAAGATATCTCTCATAGAGGCTATCCCTTGTTTCGTCATCCTCACCGGGCACAAGCACCTCTGTGACTTCTGCACTTTCGAGACCTTCTACGTAATCGATAGGAGTAAGCGTACCCAGCAACTGGTTAGGTCCTGAGCCTGTTTCCTCTACCGTGGCAGCATATTTATATGTCTCTGCATCGATAACCTCTGTTATCGCGTAGTTGTATCCCTTCAGGGAGAACCTCGTTCCTATAGGCAACGCTGCATTAGCTTCAACCTTTACCACTGCATGAGTGGCCATCTTCCGGTACACAGCACGGTCAGCTGCGATCAGCGTCAGATTATCGATATCCGCAGTCTCTGCATGGGACTGGTTCACAATGTAGTCCATCTGTATGTAAATCTTCTCAAGCTCATAGGCGAGAGCTGAGAGGGCATTAAATACAAGAGATCCCTCAGACTTCTGGACGCTGTCACTCACTTCCGCCTGAGCAGCTTCCAGCAGGGCCTGATGTGTTTTATCTTCATACATCTTCACTTACCTCCATTTCCACATCACCGAACTGTGTCAGCGCCGTGAATGTTATCGTCAGACGTTCATCCGCCTTCACTGCACTGAAATCATCTATTCCGGTGATATAGGGATTCTTCATGAGAGCTTCTTCTATCTCTGTTTCTGCATCCGCCTGGATATATTCCGCCGTCACGGCCATGCCCACGTATTCATCAGGATTCCATCCGAACTCCCATGTGTGGATGCCATAACGGAACCGGCTTGTGTGAAGGCAGTTCCATATCCATACCTTGATAGCTTCCTTCCCCTCCACGATCTTTCCGGTAAGCTGTCCGGTGCTGAAATCAATACCGTACTCCTTCGGAATCGTGAGCTTCGGAGTCTCCTGGATCTGTTCTTCTATCTCTGCTGCAAGGAATGTAGGTAAAATACTCATACGCTCACCATCCTTTCGAGGATCAGGTACTTTGTGGTCCCGTTTGTTTTATCCTCCACTTTCTGTACTGCTACCATGTCCCCCATCTGAAGAGCACTTATGTAGGTGCTCTTGTCAGTAAGGGATCCGCCACCGCTTGGACACTGCCCTGCTACAGCTGTAGCAACCGGCTTTATCAGCTTGTCATTAAATAAAAGGCTCTCGGAAGTGATAGTCATTCCTCCGATCATCAGAGAATTAGGACTTGCCATCACTGCAAGCTGGATGCTCGAAGGATTGTTCACTTTTCCCTCTGACCTCATCATTGATATAAAATCTTCTCTCCAGCTCATGAGCCTTCCTCCTTCTCCGGTGCGTCCACCTTTGCCATGAATGCCTCAAAAGTAAGCTCGAGGTTCATCTTATGGTTTCCGTTCTCCCAGATGTGTTCATCAGAAGATATCCAGTACCGGCCATAGAGCCCTGTTGCCCCGTCCGAAACGTTCACGGAATAGCAGGACAGACAGTTGATATCTCCTATGGCGGATATCCTGATGGTCTGCTCCGGATTCAGGTGGAGCATATTGTAGGCGGCTATCGCCGCATCCACATTCTCTTCCTGCTTGTATACATCCTGGAATACTCCGTACTTCTGCACGGATTCCTGAATACGGTGCTCTCCGAGCTGGATGCCCTTATCGTCATAGATCTTGATGACGTTCTTAAGGTTCTGCACCGATTCCGAGATGTTTGACTCATATATGTTCGTCTTGTCAGAAAGGTCAAAGTTTGCCACGCCCCATTTTGAGTGATATACAGAAAAGCCCCTCTTGTAGATCATGGGGAAGAATTTCTTACCCGTTGCAAGATGAGCTTTCGTGTATGCAGCCATGATGATGTCATGAAGGCTCATGCCGTCGCATATCATGGCTGTGATATTGAAATTTGTGGGATATAAGAACCGTACCGGCACCTGTGCATCGGCGCATACCTGGGCCGCCACAGCTTCCGGAGTGACGTTTTTGAAATAATACTGCCCCTTTGATTCCAGGAGATTCTTCATCATGTCATAGGCCGTGAAGGTCACGGTGCCGATCTGGCTGGATCTCTCCACTCCGAATATCTCTCCGAAGAACACTTCCCCTTCCTGGTCATCAACGAGCCCCAGGAAATCGCCTGTTGCGACCATGGGGATATTCAGTGATGTGTCATAAGGAGCATTAAGATAATCAAAAGATGCCTGTCTGCAAGAAGCCGAAGCAGAACCGCTCCATGTGACTCTTGAGCAGGCATTTGTGATATTGAAGCTCTGTCCACTTGATTTATAGAGATTAACTATCATCGTCCCGCTCCTCTGATACCGCATCCGGGATGATCAGAACTGTACCGGGCTCAAGATAATTAGGATTCGGTCCTATAGCATCCTTATTCAGCTCATAGACTGCTCTCCAGTTGCCGGATCCGGTAAGCCTCATGACTATCTCTGAAAGGCATTCATTATCCTTTACTGTGTAGTTCTGAGTCTCAACAGTAGGCGCTGAGCGTCCTGACTGTGCAAGGTCATCCGCCCATAGCGACGACTCTAGACTGTCCGATTGATACATTTCTGTGCTCCTTCATGGTAATCGTAAAATAAATGTCGCCCGTTCCATCCTGCTCTCCCCACTGGAAGGATGTTATCGTCACTCTGAAATTAATAGGAGAGCCTGTGATTATAAGCTTTGCAGGACTGCCCTCCTTTATCTTCTCTATCATCTCAACGCATCGCTTCGGAGATTTCAGATTCGAATACTGGCAGTATCCGGAATCGTAATTCTTTGGAAAAAAAGAGGAAAACGAGACCGTCCTCAGTTCCCGTTTCCCTCTCAGATCTGTTTCTCCTATGGCATTAACGTTGACTGTTTCAATACTCCGCCCGGAAGTCACCTGATAACTCGAAGGTATTACCGGAAAGCGGAACCTCTTTGCACCTTTAAGCCATATTTCCACTGAAACTCATACCTCCCATCGTTCCGGCTGTGGTCCTGAGCTTTCTGACGATAGCATCGCCGATACGCTCAATGTCCGCATCCTCCCTCACGATGATCTGATCTGCCAGCTTCGGAATGTTTATACTGCTTCCTCCGGAGTTTCTGGCCATTGCCATTGATACATCATGAGGATATATACGTGTACCGTGGGGGAGATCCATGATCTCACCGCCGTGCTCATGTACCTGGACGAGTCCGCCTCTCCAGTTGACGTCACCTGTGGCTCTCGCTTCGGTGCTGTCAAACTTCAAGCCTTTGACTCCGCCCCATTCAGGTATCTTGATAGACGATATCGCATCGCCTATGCTCTTTATCGTTCCAAAGAGACCGTCAAAGAGACCTTTTACAAAATCAACGGCACCCTGGAATACTCCCTTAAATGCCTCAAGAGCTCCGGATATATCGCCATTTACCAGCTTTGTGATACCGTCAGCAACACTTCCGACGATCTCCAGGATTCCAGTTATGGATTCAACGGCGCCTGCAAGAAGGTTTGCAAAAGCTCCTACCGCAACACCTGCTGCCGCCGCTATAACATTACCGATGGCATCTGCTACCTTCGTTATAGTCGGGATCATAGGCACGAATGCAGCCTTTAGACCTTCCACTGCTTCCTGAAGCTTCTGGAATCCTCCTGTGTTAGCAATGGCAGCCTTGAATGTATCAAAATGAGTCACCACGCTGGCGATGACTACCGCAATGGCTGCTATCACCGCAATAACCACTGCTGCCGGTGCCGATAATGCCGCAAGGCCTGCTTTCGCAAGTCCAGCTCCAGAACTCAGTGCCTTGAATCCGCCTGCTGCTTTGGATCCGAACTGCACGATCTTAGTGAAGGCTCCGCCGAGTGATCCGACTGTAGATACCACTCTTCCGAATATTCCTATCACAGGACCAACTGCCGCCGCTATGGCTGCCCATTTTATAATCTGCTGCTGCATCTTAGGATCCATGTTGTTAAATTTATTCAAGAACTCGGTGGCCTTATCTATGAAAGGAGTTATGGCTCCGGCCACTGTTTCACCTACTGTATACTTGAATACATCAAAGGACGATTTCAGCTTTTCCAGAGCTCCGCCCGGACCGCTCATAAGAGCATCACTCATGCCTTGTGCTGCTCCGGATGCACTGTCGATATTGTCCTTAAGCCCCTGAAGGGCTTCAGCTGTAGGACCATTGATGAGAGTTACCCATTTTGACGCCTGGTTCTTTCCGAAGATTGCAGATGCTGCTGCCAGCTGTTCCTCGTCAGAAAGACCATGGAAGCCTCTCTGGAGCTCTCCAATAAGATCCGGCATCGGCTTGAGTCCTCCGTTTACATCAAAGGCACTGATCTTCAGCTTATCAAGCCATACCTGTGCCGACTTTGCCGGAGATGCAAGTCTCATGAGACCGGTATTCAAAGCCGTGGCACCTTCAGATGCTCCTATACTGTGATCTCCGAATACTCCTGTGAGTGTTGCAAGATCCGAGAAAGACCATCCTACTGTCTTCGCAGTGGATCCTGCTATGGACATGGCCTCAAACAAAGATGTGACATCCGTGTTTGCCTGAGCCTGAGCTATCGCCATCATGTCAGTATAATGGGTGGCTTCTTCTGCATTTGCCCCAAAGGCTTTCAGAGTGTTGCCGAGTCCTCCGGTAATGGTACTGAGATCTGTGGCCGTTCCTGCTGCCAGTGCCATGGATGGTGCCAGCATATCGGATGCCTGTGCTGCATCCCAGCCCTGTCGTGCAAAATTAAGCGCCGCATCTGCTGCATCCTGCATTCCGAAGACGGAGTTTGACGCTGCATCCTTCATGGCTTTTTCAAGGTCGCCTGCTGCCCATTTATCCTGTCCCATGGTCTCGGCAACCAGCCTCAGCTGCTTATCGACCTCTCCGAACTCTTTCGCGGATATGGTCGCAAGTCCTGCCAGCGGGAGCGTTACAGCCGTAGTCAGCTGATCTCCGACGTGTGATATACTCTTTCCTGCGTTCTCTATGCCCTTCCAGGCTTTCTCAGCCTTCTTGGTACCGGATGTGAGCACGCCTATAGTCTTGTTAAATCCCGCAGTAAAATCATCTATGAGATTAAATCGTACATCGACCTGTCTCTTTCCCATTCAGCCCCTCCTTTCCCTGATTTTTTAAAGATTATGTTTCTCGAGCTGTCTCTCGATGGACTGCTCTATCATCTCAGGATATTTATCCTGGTATTCTTCTCTCGTTTTTTCTGCATAATGCTTTCCGGATACCCATCCTCCAGTGTAATGACCATGGAAGTCATACTTCTCATGCCCGTTCTCTACCAGGTGGAAATGCGGAGCCCTGTTTGTACTGGTCACAAAATGACTGTTTCCTTCCTTTGCTCCCTCGATCTTCCATCTCTTGAGGCTTGATTTCCCGGAATCCTTGTAGCTTGCAGGATATTTGCTATTCACGTCATTATTGAATTCCTCTGCGATCTCATGGAGCGCATTGGAAGCCTCTTCCGGATATTGGTCTATCATCGCCTTCATATCGGCTGCAAGTTCGTCTGCACCGGTGATCTGAAGTCTTGTCATTTCTTCATACTCTCCTTTAATTCTTCGTAGTGCCTTGCTTCTTCCTGCACGAATGCCCTTATGACCGACTTATCCGTTTCGTGTGCGTCAAAATAAACTGACGGAGGCCAGTCATGATTACAGAAAAGGTAATACATCACTTGGAAATCCCCGTCAGTATCTATCAGTTTTTTACTTCTTCCTCGATGCCGTCATCATCAGCATCAATAAATCCGGACAGTGTCGCGATCTCTGTGAACACATCCACAAGCTCTCCACCCGGGAAGAGGATCTTAGCAAGGTCGGTTGCCGATGAAGCTCCGAAGTGCTTCTGGAGCTCCTCGTTCTTCAATGATGGTTCCTTGATACCGTCTACCACGATGAGGGCCTGTGCCCTGTACATCTTTGACGGTTCCAGCTCATTCTTCTTATTTCTCGCAGTTGAGATCAGATCCATATACTTATCACCCGATAATGCCTCGATAGTGATGTACTGGTCTTCTCCGAGCAGCTTTGAAAGATGATCAGCTTTGATCTCCGCTGTAGGTACTTCCATGACCTTATCGCGGTCTAATTTCATAAGTGTTGCCACTGACAGTTTTGCCATATTATGCCTCCTAAAGAAAAACGTCAGCCCCTGTCATCCGGAGCTGACGCCGTTTTGTGTATATATCATGCCTTGATAAGATCAAGGAAATCCCAGTCTTCAAATGTGAAGTTGTAGGATTCTTCTGTGAGCTTGCCGTTCTCCCAGTCTGCAAGATTGATCTTGTCGAGCTTGCACTGATAAAGAACAACTCTCTCAGCTCCGAGTGCGTCCGGATCTGAAAGCTTTGAGATGATCTTGAAAGAAGGAGTCTTTCCGGACTTAACCTTATCGGATACCTTCTTCGCGATATTTGTGCGGACATGATGGAGCTTGAGGCTTCCCTTGCCCTCTGCCTTTGTGAGCTTCTTGCCCGGAACGAGTCTTCTTGCCATGGATACATCTGAATAGGTGAGGTCCACAGATGCCTTGAGGGATTCAACTTCTCCCAAGTAGTCATCATCGAACCATGCCTCTCCCCATGTACCGTTTATGGTCTTATTTGATACAAATTCTCTCATATCTGCCTCCTTATACGTAGATCTTGAGGTCTACATCCTCAATAGCATCAAGAAGTCTTACTGTGGATCTGAGGAATACATGGGAACCGGTATTTGCGATCTTCACCTGATCGTCTGTGAGATCTTCAGGCTTGATGGTCTCGCCATCGATCACAACGTCCTTGCCCTGTGAGATGAGCCATGCTCTCTGAGTGTCGATGTCGATCTCGCAGAATCCTGACTCGATGATACCCTCATTCACAAGCTGCATGAAATAGCCGTCGATAGCAGTGATCAGGAGACACTTGTTATCGTAGCTGTTAGCATACTTGCCGATGTAATCATCCTCAATGGTGCTCTGGATATCAGTCTTGATCATATCCATGTTCTCAACGAGCTTGATCTTCTTGAAAGAATCGCCCTTCACATCTGTTGTGGTGACGAGTGATGTGACAGCTCTGTCGAGCTTAACCTTCTCACCGTCCCAGAACGCAATGAGCTTTCCGGCACCTACTGCTGTGTTTCTCTCGGACTTCGTGAGTCTCTCAACATCGTCATAGTCCCTAAGAGGCGCGTAGGTTGCAGAAATTGTCAGGCCGGTACCAGCAAGGAGTCCTGCTATACGAGGAGTAGCTGCTTCCGGAGTGATCTCTGTCCTTGAAGATCCGGAGCCTGTGTAAAGTGATACTGCCCAGTTGATGATTCCCTCAGTGTCTGCTGAGTTTGCATCAGGAAGGACAGCCTTCACCATCTTCGCGTTATTGTTTCTCTGTGACTTGATCCATGTCACGATATCCGATGTCTTACCATCAGTATCCACTGTAGGAATAGCGAGCCACTGGAACTGTGCTGTCTCAAGATATGAGAGCATTGCCGCATATCTCTCTGCCTCATCTTCGGCATCGTCATTCTCACCCTTCACAGCCATTGTATACACAAGAACCTTTAGAGGTGATGTGGTGTATCCCTTGAGGGCATCCTTGATGTACTGCTGGTTTGCAGCAGAGTAAGTTGTCGGAACTTCTGAAATATCCCTGATAGTACGCTTATCAGGTGTGGTTATAACACTTGCATCTCTCAGGACGAGCATAACTATGCCTCTTTCACCTCTGGTGATGGCGGAGGCTGCTTTCTCGATAAATGAGACTGTGATGCTAGGTGATGTCAAAGTAGCCATCAGTTTTCTCCTTTCATTACTACTTCATGCCTTACGTGCTCGATCAGTTCGCCTTCTATGTACTCAGTGGACTCATACCAGAACAGGCGGAAGCTTATCTGAAGGATATTGTTGTTGGTACCCACATAGTCATGATCATAATCAAGTACAAGAAGCTTCCTGCCCTTGATCTTGATGGTCATGCCCAGCAGTTCCCATATCTCCTGCACCTTCGTAAGGTTGTCAGCCTGGTCCCGTACCTTCTGGTTGTACGTGATCTTCACTATGCATGAATTGTGAAACATATTCTTTGATTCCCTTACGATGTTTCCGGGAACCAGTTCAACGTAAAAATACGGGGGTACGGCCTTATCGGCCATGTCCCTCCCGTATCTCGTTATCTCCGGGTATTTTGTCTTCAGCAGTCCGTTCACTGCTGCTATCACATCCGTATATTCGATCATACCGTACCTCCGTCTTCTTCAGCGTCTGCTGCCGGTGTGGTCTCGTTTCCGGTCTCCTTCGGCTCTTCCTCCACTGTTTCCGGTTCGGCTTCCTTTACCGCATGATCTACGGATTCTGTGCAGAGCAGTTCCAGGATGTAATCATCCTCGAGAGGGTTAGATATCGCATTTATCTGGAACTGCCTGTTCCGGAACACTATCACGTCTTTCGTGGTCACATCAGTGTGCCTTATTGTGATCTTGAAGCTCTGTTCGTTAGTGTTCTTGTAATATTCAAGCTGTTCCTTGCCCCTGAGAGGCCTTATCTCCGCCCATGTGCTCTTTAGAGGATTAAGGACGTTCACGGTGTTGCCCATGACGTCCTCTGTGTCCTGATACCGCATGATGGTGACCTTATGCTTAAGCCTTCCGGGATTTATCCCTTTTACCATGCTCATGAGCCTTCCTCCTGCCTCGATTCATACTTCATCCGGAGCTGGAGGATGATGGACTGATAAGTATACTCCTGACGCTTTTTCAACTGCTGCTCACTCTGCATGAGCTCACGGTTATCGTAAAAGTCCTGCGTCAATGCATACATCAGAAGCAATGCCGTGGGATCGTCCTGATTAAACTCTCCCACAGCGCTTTCAATGTACTCAATGGCGGCAAGGGCATCCTGGGTTGCCAGGGTATCATCATCGCCTACGTCTATACGGAGATAATCACATATATCACTGAGTTTTGCGGCAACAAATGCCGTCTTTTCTGCCGGTGTCATGCCGCCTTACCTCCTTTAAGGGTTCTGCTCTTCCTCTGTTGGTGTCTCCACCGCCTCAGTCCATGTGGCCGTGTAACTTCTTGCACCCGTTGAACCCTTTGTGATAGTTACGGTCTCGGCCGCCTCTTCAAGGTCTGTTCCAGTCCATCCTGAGAAGGTGTATCCTTCCTTAGCCGGATTGTTCAGGGTGAATGTCGCGGTCTTTCTCGTATACTTTGTTGGGTTCTCGGTGGCTACGGTGCCGCCGTCAAGAGTGTAGGTAATGGTGTACTCCTGCTGGTCAAGAATCTGTTCGATTATTCCTGCCTTTGTGGTTGCCGTGATGGTATAGTGCAATTCACTCGCCAATGCCCGGAGCTCCCGGATGGTCAGAGCCTGAAGCTCCGCCTCCGAGTACTCCCCATCACTGTCAGCATCGACGATCAGGCTTTTTTTACGTAACCCTTAACGATAGCGCCGGAATCTCTTGATACAACATCGAATCTCATGATTCCTCTGAAGAGAGTCACATCAGACTCAAATGCGCTGAGGACAGTTGTATCATCGCCGCTTGTCACGTTAATGGATGCAGTGTTGCTTGTCATCACTGAAAGCTGCTGTCTGTCGAAGAAAGCAACTGCTTCCTTGAGATCTCCGACTACGAAGGGCATATATGTTCCGGCATTGTCTCCTGTTGCAACTACTGTTGACGGGAATACAGCGTTAGGAACTACAACTACAGGCACTCTTCTTGCACCAACTGCGAGAGTGTAAGGTGTAGGAGCTGTCTGATCCTTTGCAGGCTTGAGAAGATACTCGTTTGTTCCGGTGATCTTCAGAGTGTCGAGATAGTTGAAACCGTCATCGTTTGTGATGATGGCTGCATTCTCTGCATAAGCCTGGCCGAGTGTCACGTTGAGGGCTGTCTTGATGCCGTCGATAACGTTTGATGTGAAGTTTGTGCCGGTGCTTCCCGGATCAATGAGAGAAAGAATCTGAGCGTTCTCAGTTGCAACTTCCTCGTCGCCGAGCCATCCGATGAGAACATTAGAAATGTTTGCATCAGAATCAGCAAGGAGCTCATCTGTTACAGGAAGGATGCCTGCATACTTCTCGATTGTGTAATCGATCTTTGAGAAGGTCGGTGTTGCCTTCTGGCCGATAGGAGCGCCTTCATTAACAGCCGAGAAACCAGTGTGGGCTGTCTTAACCTTGAAGATTCTTCTTCCGGAGTTTGTGCCAACGGGCTCAACTCTAACGAGCTTCTTGAGAGAGAACTTTGCCTCTTTGTACTCGTTGATCTTTGTCTGGATATCAGCCGGAACAGTGTAACCACCGTCTGCTGCGGTTCCCTCGTTCATGGAGTTCTTGAAATGATG